GTACCGGCAAAACAACATTGGCTAAAGCCCTCGCCCAATCTTTACAAGTCGAATTCCAACGCATTCAATTTACCCCCGACTTACTGCCTTCTGATATTTTAGGGGTTTCCATTTTTGATCAACGCGATCAATCATTTCATTTTCATAAAGGCCCTGTTTTCACCGAAATTTTACTGGCAGACGAAATCAACCGCGCCTCACCACGCACACAATCTGCTTTGCTAGAAGCGATGGGTGAACAACAAGTCAGTTTAGACGGGGTGCGCTATCAACTCGGCGATTTATTTTTTGTCATCGCAACGCAAAACCCCATCGAATTTCACGGCACATACCCATTGCCAGAAGCACAAATGGATCGCTTTGCACTGCGCTTTCGCCTAGGTTATGTCAGCGTTGAAGAAGAAGTGGATATTTTAAGCGCACGACAACACAGCCATTTACAAAGCCTAGATGTACCTGCTTGCTCAACTCGTGAGGAAGTACGCCAATTACGCTTTGCCACCTGCAATATACGCATTAGTGATGAGTTAAAACGCTATATCGTCGAATTAGTACGCGCCACTCGCCACGCAGAAGGGGTACAAATGGGTGCAAGCCCCCGTGCTTCGCTAGCCTTAATGCGCATGTCACAAGCCTTAGCCCTATTTGACGGCATGGAATTCGTCACCCCAGACCACATTCAAGAAATCGCGCCTGCTGTGATTGCTCACCGTATGAAATTAGACTCTCAAGCCCATTTTGCCGGTCATGAGGCGGAGAAAGTGGTTGATGAATTATTAAGACAGGTGCCAGTGCCGCTTTAAGTGGTAATTTTTTGTGGTGCAAACGCGGAAGAATCTAACTCACGTTACGCAAAACGCTGATGTAGGGTGTGTGAAACGCCGCCGAGAAGCTTGGGTTGTTTCTGACCTTTATCGGCGTTTTGCCCACCGTGCGGAGCTTGGTGGGCAAAATCCCACACCAACGACAACGGATTATCAAACGGCATACCCTGTGGGATTTCGCACATCCTACAACGCGTGCAAGATAAGCTCACAACCAACTCCCAATCAACACAAACGCCGCCCAATAGATCGGATGTTTAAATTCAGTCTCTAACATGGCTAATTGAGTGCGCTGCATTAACTGCGCCCGTGACAAAGTTGGCTCTTGTGCTAAGGTCTGATAAAACAAGCGCATAAACTGGGCAGTGGCTTGATCATCAACTTTCCACAAACTGGCTAAAACACTGCGAGCACCTGCTTTAACAGCAATCCCCGCCAGCCCTAACGCTGCTCGCATAGCTGCCGCTTGATCCAAAGCACTCGCCGCCGTTTCACAAGCACTTAAAGTTAATAATTCAACGGGTTGTTGTCGGAATCGGCTAATGCGAACAAAACGCTCTAACTCATTCAGTGTTAAGCGACCATTATAAGTGAGCAAAAAGCTATCATTAGGGTTGCTATGAAATTCGCTATGAGTGGCAAAATGGATAAATGGGTAAGGCTGTGCGCGTAGTTGCTCTGTTAAGTTTTCAGAAACAAACGATTGATTTTTCAGCGGTTGCTCGCCACCAAACAAATCATGTAACAAACTCAACTCTTGATCCACTGCGGGCAAAGCAGGGAACTCTTGCACCGCATCGGATACACCACCTGCCAGCATTGCTTTTGCTGTTTCGGTTAATGGACGTGGATCAGTCAGTTGTAAACTAGGCGTGATAACAATGGCATATTGCTGCGCTAAATAATGTCGATCAGGCGATATTAACGCGGCAAACGGCAAACGCAAGAGTGCACCATGAGGCACGATCACTAAAGTGCTGATTTGATGTTGCTGCAATAATGGTTGGATTGGCGTAATTAGCCATTGATATAACTTTTCACTTTCTGCTGTGGCTAAACGGCGGCTTAAAAAGCGTTCTACCAATGCCGTTAAATCGCGCTCCTCACTGTCTTTGCGCGTCACTTGGTATAAGTGCTGTCGGAATTGGATTAATAACTCAGTGCGTTGTGGCAAGATAATGGGATAAAAAACCGCCGTGTCATCGGTTAATACCTGTGCAAGCTGGCGTTTTTGCCGCATTTGCAAAGTCACACATTCATCTTGATAAAAGTTTTCTAGCTCAACAACCCGATAACTTTCCATCACTTGCTGCGCTTTTTGCAATAATTGCTGCTGAGTCTCTGCCGTTGCCGCTGAGGCTTGCGCTAATAATAAATCCAGCAAATTAAAGTAGATAGGCGCAATAGACTCCTCAAACTCTGAAGGTGTCACCGTTTGATATAACACAGGGCGTACTTTTTCTAAACTCACCAAGGCCGCTTGATAATGCTGAATGGCATCAGAAATCTGATCTTGCTGCTGTAAAATATATGCTAATTGCGCCTGCCAACGATACACACTATCAGGCCACGACTGGGCATAAAAAATCGCCCGTTGTGTCAAACTTTGTGCCTCTGCCCAGCGTTGCTGTTGCTGATATAACTGCCCCAACTCACCTAAAGCAAAAGCATGTAAACGCGCATTATCACTTTCATCACTTAATTCTGCGGCACGACTTAATAACTGATAACGCTGCTGAATTTTCAGCGTTTGATATTGCGCTAAGCTAATAAAATTCAGTGCTTTATCTGCACTGTCTGGTAATTGCTCAAGATAATTTAAGGTGTCTGTTAAACGCTGTGTTAACGGCTGTTGCAAAGCTTTTTCGGTGTATAGCAAATTGAGCAAGATGCTGGCAGTGAGCCATGTTTCTTGCTCTGCTTGTGCTAAGTTTAAAGCCGTTTGGTATTGTGTATGAGCTTCGGCAAAATGTTGTTGTTGGGTTAGAATATTGCCCCAGTAATTGAGCGCATAAGCTTGTAAGCGGCGGTCATCTTGTTGTTCAGCTAATTGCAAGCTATTGGTGACAGCCGTTAAGGCAGTTTGAAATTGGCGGCTTAATAAATACAGTTCGCTAAGTTGACCTAATAAAGCTGCTTGAGCATGCGCATCTGTTTGCGTGCTTAATTGGGTTTCTAACAGTTGTAATGCTTTTGAGATTTGCCCTTGCTGCCGCCATGCACTGGCTTGCGTTAAGGCTGCTGAGACATCGGGGCTAAGTGACTGCGCCTGTAAGATAAAACTACTGAACAGTAACAAACTACCGATAAAATATTGAATTTTAATCATATTGCTGAACCCAAGCACCAAGCCATATCCTCAAGTTCTCGCGTGACGCATAGACGGGCGCGGACAGCCCCCCAAGTTAATTGGCCTGATATTTAAAAGCGTATCTAGCGTATATTTAGGCTGATTTTTAACCGAGCGATTGTTTTAAATTGTAAAACGAATAACTGGCATATAGTGTCTAAAATCGGTAAAATTTAATTAATTTCTACCCATCTTATTTCATTTCCCATTTGCCCTGATAGCTCAGTTGGATAGAGCGTTCCCCTCCTAAGGGAAAGGCCACAGGTTCGATTCCTGTTCAGGGCACCAATTAGCTGTTTCACACTGTCCCATACCATCCTTTAAATCCTTAATTTACATGCTGTTAGGTTATTTTGCTGTCCCAAATAGACCCGCAAAACCCCACCCAAGCGCAAGTATTTTGATGGTATTGCTGATGGTATTTGTTATTATCGAAAAATCGATACCATCAAAACAGGGGTAGTCTGATAGTGTTCAGTAAAATTAATGAGTTATAGACTTTACTGAAGCGAAAGATTGTACCATCAAAAGGTTTAAAGCAGTGGGTTTATCTGACGTTAGCATTCGCAAAGCCAAGCCAAAGGAAAAAGACTATAAGTTAGCTGATGTCTTTGGCCTGTATCTATTGGTCAAGGTCAATGGGACTAAGTGTTGGCGGTATAATTATCGCTTCGAGGGCAAGCAAAAAACGCTGAGCCTAGGCACTTATCCCGATGTCTCGCTAAAAGATGCCAGAGAGCAATTAACAGCCGCCCGTGGTCTGTTGCAAAAGGGGGTTGATCCCAGTGCTTATAAGAAGGCGACGCGCCAAACACGCTTGCAGCAAGTGACAAACCGCTTTGAGTTGCTTGCTAGGGAGTGGCACATTAAGCAACAAGCCAAGTGGACAGAGAGCCATGCTCAGAGGATTATGGCGCGGCTAGAGACTCATATTTTTCCGTATTTGGGCAATGTGCCTATCACTGATATTAGCCCGCCGGATGTGCTGAAGGTGTTACAGCGTATTGAAAGCCAAGGCAAGGGCGAAACGACGCAACGCTGTATGCAGTATTGTTCGCAAGTGTTCCGCTATGCGGTGGCTTCCGGCCTTTTAGAGAGTGACCCCACAAGAGACTTGCGCGGGGCGTTGCAGCCGTTCAAGGTGACACATCGCGCCGCTATCACTAATCCGGTGGAAGTGGGGGAGCTGATGCGGGCGATACGGGGTTATTCAGGGGAGCATGTGACGCGCTGCGCGTTGCAGTTGTTGCCTTTGGTGTTTACACGTCCTGCCGAACTGCGGCACGCTGAGTGGTCAGAAATCGACTTTGATGCTGCTTTGTGGTCTATTCCTGCCGATAAAATGAAGATGCGCCGCGATCATGTGGTGCCATTGTCCCGTCAAGCCTTGGCTATTCTGGCTGATATTCAGCCTTTAACGGCACATCGTAGCCGTTATGTGTTCCCGTCTATTCGTAGCGTTACGCGCCCCATGTCTGAAAATACCTTGAATGCAGCTTTACAGCGTTTGGGCTATTTGCCTACGCAGGTAACACCGCATGGTTTTAGGGTTATGGCGCGAACTAATCTTGATGAGGTGCTAGGGTTCCGGTTTGAGGTGATAGAAATGCAGCTTGCCCATGAGGTACGAGACGCAACAGGGCGGGCGTATAACCGGACACAGTATCTTGATGATCGCCGCCAGATGATGCAGGTTTGGGCGGATTGGCTAGATACATTATGTGGAAAAGGATTATAATTAGCGCAAATAAATAATAATAACAATTGCAATTAACTTTAATTTAGACGTTGAGGATTAAAAAATGGGTGATGTTATTTACACAGATAGATTTAACACTAGACGCGCAGTGATTGAAAGTGCTGTGATTAAAAATGCTGAGATTGAAAATACTGCAAAACTCAACATTAAAAATGTTGAAAGCCTTACAATTGATGAGAGTGCAGACGTTAGACAGGTAAAGAACTATACCAAAGTTATTAATGACGGTACTTATCTTACTGATGGACAAAGAAAAGAGCTTTTAAAGCTTGCTGATAAATTAGCTGAATATGAGCTTGAAACCAATAAATATGGTAAGCGTATTCCTGAAGAGAAAGTAGTTACAGAAAGCCAGAGAAAATACAATCAAAGCATTGTATCAAGAGCTTTTGCTTTCTGTAGATCATTGATTAAAGACAATGCTATAAGCTCAGGTAAAGACGGTGCTACGTCGATAGGTACTGTATTAAGCTGCGATTTTGAACATATCAAAAGACTGTTAAATGATAAGTTAAAAAACATTCGTAATAGTGATGGTGCCGAAAACCACGATGAATGGCGAAAGGCTACCATCATAGCCATACAAACTAGACGGCGTAGTAATCTCAAGATTACAGATGATAAGTTTGATGAATATGTACTAGCAGAATTTGATTCTGAGAGTATTAGCACTATTTCAAATGACGAGCTAAAACGGTTAAAAAGCTATACTTTTAGCAAGAATCCCAGCTTCATTAGCAAGCGGAAAGACAACAGCGTCAAGGCTAAGCGAAATGAGGTTTATAGAGGTTGGGTAGAGCATAAAAAGGCAACTGATCCAAGCTTTAGCCTTGAAGAAAAAAAGCTGTATAAATTTGAGATTTTCGCGGCTTTAGATGCGCTTAGACCTGACTTGTTTTCTATTGATCCCGATACCTTCGAGCTTTGGTGGAAAAATAACGATGGGATTAAGGAGATTAAGTGCAAGGTGAAGTCAGGACAACCGCCAAAACACCTAAGCGAGAAGTTCGCCAGATATATCAAAAAATAAATTTACCAGTTAATCAATAACTTATCTGATTCAAATATAGGTATAATATAGGTATACCTATATTGTACCTAGTTTCTTAACCAGCTTTCCCCGTCCATCATTACCGCCATGTTTCACCACAACCCACAGAGGTTAACAACATGGCGGTTGATACCATCACTCCCCCAACCCTCCCTACAACTGGCTTTGTCCGACTCAGACAATTGCTAGTGTTCGTCCCCTTTGGGCGTAGCACTGTCTACCGCAAGATTCAGCAAGGGCAATTCCCCAAACCCGTCAGACTGTCCACAAACATCAGTGCATGGCGGGCTGAAGATATACACGCATGGATTGCCAACGCAGGGGAAACACCATGCACTTGATTAGCTCTAACATTAACGCTAATATTGCGGGTACTACTTCAAGAAACGGGATACCGCGCCCCGTAAGATATGCGGTTTTTTTATGCCTACAATCGGCTACTAACCGATTTATGGCGTTTGTTGGCTTATGCCCCGATATAAGGCAAGTTGCGTCTGCAATTTGCGCGAATAAGGGGAGCCGTTTTCTTGCGGTAGTTGCGGCCAACACGCGCCACCCTGCCTTAGTTCGGCGTGTGTTGGCCTGTTTCAATCATGAAATAGGAGCAACTACGCTATGACACACTCTAACTATTTTTCCTTAATCTCTGCGCAATTAGACGCTTTACACGCGCAACTCAGCGGCCTATGCAATTTAACGCTGGCAGCCGCGTCTGATACTGTCTTGACTGCTGTGCAAATCAACAGCCTGTTAACACCCATGTTGCAGACTGTGGACAGCGTTTATGACTTAGTTGACTTGGAAGCGCAGGAAACCCAAGAACCTGCCCAAACTGACCCCGCATTGCAGCCTCCCCCTATGATGCAATTGGCACACGGGCGGTGGATAGAGGTTTTAACGGCTGCGGGCATTCAAGAAAGCACACTAGGCAACACGCGCAAGATGGTAATCAAAGACGGGCGCGGGATGTATGTTAATAGCCTGAAGTCTTGCCCAGCCTGTGGTGCTAAAGACAGTTTCCGCTTTGATGACGCATCAGGACACGGGACATACTTTTGCAATCATTGCGGCAATGGCTGCGGCATTGATTTGTTACAAAAGTACAAGGGCTGGGGCTTTGCGGAAGCCGCTAAATTTGTTGAAAACACCTTATGGGTTAAACCTAGCCAAGAAGCAACCACCCCAGAACCTACCCCAACCAACCCCGCATTGCAGCCGCCTACGCTGTTTGATGAGCAATTGGCGCGTATGAAAGCGGAAGCCCCAGCCAAGGTAAAGCCCTGCATTGAGCGGGAATATGTCCGTATTGAGAGCATCCGCTCAAGTATGGGTATGCACCCTTACGCCCCTGCGAAAATTGCAGCCGTTGCTGGTGCGCTACTCGCTTTAGATGGTGAGTCACTCACGCCCATAGTTGTCTACAAAGTAGCTGACAATGACTATGAACTTATTCATGGTGAATTAGAGCTATTAGCCGCCCATCACGCCCGTGATAAAGCCCCAGACTTTGAAGAAATAGTTGCCTTTGTTGTGCGTGATTCAGCGGGACAAGAGGCTATGACTCGCTATTTAGATGCCTTTTTAGGCTTTCAGGTAAGCCCCCAGCTAGACGCACAGGAAGCCACAGCAGAGACACGCCCTTGCATTGAGCGGGAATATATCAGCCTTGAAGACATCCGCCCTTGTCATGCTGCCCACATGGCCTTCTACAAAAATGATTACTCATACGAACAGGTTGCAACCGCCGCTAATGCGTTGATTGCACTGGATGGCAACCCACTCACACCCTTAGTTGTTCGTGAGTTATCCGCTAACGAATACACGCTTATCTATGGTGAACTTGAGCTATTAGCCGCCACCTATGCCAGCAAAATAAACCCTAACTTTGAAGAAGTGCAGGCATTTGTTGTGCGCGATGACGTAGATGATAAAGCCACTGCTGATTACCTAGCCGCTTTTGTTGGCTTTGAGAAAGTGGAGGGCTAAACAATGGAAATCACTATCAAAATTGGCGACATTGAAAAGACCGTTAGCCTTGTTGCTGACACGCCTTTTGCCAATCTGTTTGCGCTTGGCTTTGTGCTGAATAGTGCAGGCGAATCTGCTTTAAGTGAGGCGGAACAAGCGTATTTAGCCAATCAACTACAAGTCGTAAACGATGAATGCTTATGGGCTATCCAAGGCTTAGGGCAAATGATGGCGAGCTTTTCCGGCATGCAAAACGACAATGGTGAGGTTTACGGTGTAGCAGAGGTTGGCAGCCTGTTAAAGAATCTAGCCGCCATGATGCGTCAATGCCGTGACTACTCAGGGCTTTTGCAATGGCAAAAAAAAGGCTCTCAAGTGTTAACTCAAAAGCCTGAATAATTTTAACTTAGACAAAGAATTGGCAGTCATTGGCGGGCTGCGTAATGGCGGCTAATTCTTTGTAAAGGATACCATAATTATGTCTGAGATTCAGGAAATAGCACGCGGGCGGTGGGTAGAGGTTTTTGAGTAAAACTGAGATAAATGAGAGTGAAAAACCGAGATAAATTCGGATGAAGTCGGATGAGGCCGGATGAATTCGGATGAAAACTGTAAAAAAATTTCAGAAAATACTGCTAGAATACGCTTAAGAGCATCCACTTATAATCATAATCAAAGGACAATCTCGTGAACCAAAACGAACTCAAGCAAAAATACACTGAGCTAGAGCCTATCCAGACAATTGACTTCAACGACTCTTGGGTCAATAAGGTGATCCCATTTGAGAACTTTATGAGCAATGGACAGGCAACAGCAGATACTTTTAGACGGCTCAAATCATTTAACATGACTGAGAGCTATGACCGCGCTCGCAATCTAAACCCTCAGCTATTTGACCTCGTTCTGTCAGCGTTTTAGCTTATATCTTTAGCAGCTTTTTTGCCGCCAATCACAACATATTCAAGCTCGCTCTTATAGTAGGCTAAGTAGCTACTACCCTGATACCACGTTTTTAAAACTTCCTCTGTACGCACATTAAACCGCAGTCGGCGTGATGCCGCTTTAAATGCACCTTGTGGTTTTGTTTGCGTGCTGGCAACAGAGTTAAATTGATAGCTACCCCGCTTATAAGTAGCTCTATATTCCCCTTCACTCATGCCACGTTCCACCACGAACTTATCCCAGCCATGCAAGCGTTTGAGATAATACTGATGAAATTCATACTCAGCATCCAGCAGTTTAAAAGCGGTATCCAAATCAATACCAAGCTGGCTACTCAAATGGTTTTGGGCGCTCAATAAATCCACATCTAGCTCGCCTAGATGGAAATTTGTTCGGGTTCCAAACCGGTCTTCTGACCATTTTTTAATCAAGCTACTGAGTGGATTACTTGAGTTTGTTGACCAATCAAGAAATATCTGTTGTAAGGCTGGCTTTGCATTGGGGTGAATGTTTTGAGTGACATAATCCTCAAACTTTTGCACTAAATCCAAGACTTCTGTCTCTGCTGCCTTAGAATACACTGCCCCATTAGGTGCTGTTTGCCGACTAAACCGCTTAGACTCCCACTTTTTGAACTCAGTTAAGTGCTTACCAAACCCTTTAGGCGTGTATTTACCCCGTAAATTATACCGGTCAATTAACAGTTTTTTGCGTCCCTTAACCCCTTCCACTAGCTCTTGCACGGTCTTTTCATCAAGCCCTGACATCTTCAGCAGTTCTTCAACTCGCTTATCTTTCAATTTGAGCAGTGATTTTGCGCCGGACTGCTCAAGCCACACGTCATCCTCAAATACTTTGCCGAACACCCGTGCCGATTGCGGGTTGATTTTAGGGTCTAGGAACGTGTTCACCTCATCAATATTGTCTTTGGCAAACTCTTTTAATGCACCTTGCGCACGAAATTTAAAGCTCGCTCCGGTATCAACAAGCACCAACTTGCCATTTTTCATCAGCAAATTATCATAGCCCAAGCCGATGACATCCCAATTTTTCAGCAACACAGAACTTGCAAAAATTCGGGACAATTCCTCTTTATGCTCTGCCATTTCTTCAGGTGTGAGTTTTTCCAGACCCGTTTCCCACCGGCTAACCAAGGCTAATTTCTTGTTGCCATCTGGTGCCGTTACTTTGCCGATTTTTAAATCAGGAACCGGTATGCCTAACTCTCTATAAATGAGGTTTGACGCATATTCCATGCGTGCATGCTCTTCATTTGGATAGAACTTCACATAATACTGAGAGCCATCCGACGAGATGTAAAGACCACCGGGCATACTTCCCATCTGTGAATCAGGAATAGCCAGCAAATCATCAAACTCATCTTGGGCAACAACAGGAGCGGCAACAACAGGTGGCTTAACAAGTGGTGGTATATCAAGAGCGACTACTTTGCCAATGGCTTTTTGTAAGGCAGGCGGTAATTGATCTAACTTGCCTTCCGCATGTTTGGCAAGGTTGTCATACCAGCCTTGACCAGTTGGAAAATTAAAGGCTGGATGTACGCCTTTTGCTACTTTCTGAGTTTGGCCTGTCCGGTTGTTATAAACCTCACGGTATTTCTCTGGAACACGAACGACTTTACCATTGCTATCAAGTTCAAAGGTATGCTCTGCGCCATCCTCTACTGTTTTGCCGCTTCGCTTAAGCATCAATTTAGAGAGTGAGCGCATCCGGCACTTACATTCAAATTCTTTTTTAGGAAAATGTCGAATTACCCACGGGTCATCAACACGAAATACCAAACCATCCCATGCACTATGTTCTATGCGTGAGTGTTCGCTGTTATTAGCATCATATTCAAGGTAAGGATGTGATTCTTTGCGGTCTTGGATACGCGCCCACTGTCCCTCGCTATGAGCATTGGCAAGGTTAGTGTTATAGATGATCTTCAATCGGTGTGGGCTGCCGAGCTGCACCTCACGAATTTCCCCCGTGTGAGGGTCTTCCATGTCTTTTTTGCCCCACCAACCTTTTTGAACCAAGGTCGGCTCTATCTCTTTTCTAAACTCTTCAAGGCTTTTCCCTTCTGCCAATGCCTGTTCAACTGCTTTTTGGAAGTCATCAACGATGTCCATTTGCATGACTTTGGCAACAGTAAAAGCCGTTTTGTGCATCTCAGCACTAACATCCTCCCATGCAAAACTGGTTTGAAGCCCCTTTTGCTGGAAGTAAACGATAGCTTCAGCAGGTGTTAAAACCTCACTTATCAGCATTTAAGCGACCCACCACGTTAGCCATAAACATACCTCGTGCTAACTTCTCTTGTGCAGTACGAGTTTTTGTTTTTTTGACAGCTTCTGGCAATCGGCGTAGCAGTTCTTCTAAAGTGGAACATTCTTTTGCAAGAGCCATTAATGGGTTAGTAATTGGAGATACGACCTCCTCCCACTCTTCAGACAAGATGTCGGCTAAATGTCTAATTTCATCTTCTTCTGTTGCTGGAGTCGTTGCGGCAAGTGCAGCAGTTGCCGCAGCCTTTTCTTCTTTTGGAACTGGTTGTGGCTGTGGTTCTAATGGCTTAGAAGCATTGGAAACATCGCCGAAAGTAGGCTCGCCATTTACAGGCATAGGGATTTTTAGTTTGTTCAATACATGCTTCACAGGGATGTATTGACCAGCACCGGCATTGATTAAAGTAGAGACTTGCTCAACGAGAGGTTTTTGGTCTTCAGCATCTTCAGTGATGAATTTAAAACCAATGCGCCCAGGGCGAATATCAGGAATGCGCCCATTTAATACTGCAAGTGGATACACTAAATCACGGGTTAACGTAGACTTTTCTTGCTTAGCATCACTTACGCCTAACTCCCACAGGCTCCGTTCGTGGACATTGCCTAGCGCGTTGGTTTTTGTACCGCCGCTGGAATCACTGGTTAGCGTGCCAGCTACTAAACATTTAGAAATTGCACGATCACACGTTTCAATCATGGTATTGAATGGGTCGGCATTCCCTTTTGCCACTTCAAGAAAGTCAATCGACATTCCTTCAGGAATGATGCCCCTTGCATTGTGACCAATGCTTACCAATGCGCGTAATAAGGTGTTCTTTTCTTCTGTACTAGCACCACTAGGATATTTACCAATCCCAATAGGAACACCATAAATCTCTAAAAGCTCAGCCAAATCGCGCAAAGCGTAATTTTTAAAAATATAAGGCCATGCCAACACGAAGGCCATACTGCTTTTCGTGATATAGCCGCTCAGTGACGGGTGCTTATGTGCAATCCAGCCAAATGGACGCAACGGTTCACCCATACCAGTATTCCGCAACAACAGCGTATTGCGGTCATCTGGATGCACAGTAAACCAGTTCGCCTCCCGATGAGTAATCGTAGGGTGCCACCGGTTTAGCTCATATTTCCATTCAATTTCTAAGCATGAATAACCTTTGATGAGACCATCCATCATGTTCAGAAACACATCTTCTAAATTGTCGATGGACTCAATTTGATATTTAATTTCTTCAGCTAAGCTTTTTTCTTGTGTCGTGGCATCTCTAGGAACTGTAATGTCCCATTCAAGGCTAGTGATAAGGCGTTTACGCTTACTGGCCTCTGTAAAAATTTGGTAGTCTTTCCGTTCCAAATCATCGGCTAAATCAGCTTGTGCTTTCAGATCGCCCATTTCAATTTCACGCAACAAATTGGCTAAGCGTGCCGGTGTCAAACCTGCTGTTGGATGCGTAGAAAATTCACGGTTTAACCAAGCCACTTTGCTAGTCTGCTGTTGCTCTAGCTCTGCTACAGAAATGGGATTACCGTATTGATCTAAAATCTTGGATTCACGCATCAGTAACACCCTATATCAAAATCTGGATTATTATCGTTGTAGTCATTGAAACCATTAGCCTCTTTAGGCGACCATCGTTCTAAACTGTCAGGCACTGCGGTAAATTCAATTGGTGCCGGTTCCATCTTGAAGACAGCATAAATTGCCATTGCCAATGCAATCGCAGTATCACCATGTCGCCATTTGCCATCAGTACCGCGATTCTTTTCATCCTCTGGCACTTTCGCCACACCTCGAACGATTTTGATGCTTCTTAAATCGCTCAACACATCATCATCCTGTGGAACGCAAATCTCATGGTCTTCAAAACATGACTTCAAGAGTGGCATGGTCTCGTGATACCACTCTTGAGAAGGCATGATTTCTTTAATCCGTGACCGACCAAACTTATCTGCACATGCTTCCGCAATAGAACTACCATTGCCCCGCGCATCAAGCGCACCGGCTTGAAACCGTGGCAAACGCGCTATCACAAAAAACAGGATTTGCTTTTGTTGCTCGAAGGGACAATTGCGGATTTCCACTATCAGTGGTGAGTGCAGCTTTAAATGTTGATCTTGAGTCAGTACCCAAATACCAGTTAAGTCACCAGACCGTGCAAAATCTTCTCCGAAGAAGTGTTTTAAATTAGGAGGGAGACTTGTTAAAGCAGGTAATAAAAACGACTGACACCAGTCATGAACCCAAGCAAAACGCTTGTACTCCGGTTCTAAACTGAACTCATCAGGAAACGATAGGTTTAATATTAAGCTGCGACTGGATGCCATGTTGATTGCACTCGCTCAGCAGGTACCATGTTTTGACGAATTAACATGGTGGTCAGGAACACGCCACTACCAGCACTCGGAATCACGTCTAATTCTTCAGCGGCGTTTTCACCGTAGAAGTCGTAAACTTCTTGTACCCACTCGTTTTCACTTTCCTGTGTCCACACTTGGCCTAATATCTGGCAAATGCGCTTGTACACACCTTGTGCCACGGCATTACGGAAAGTGATTCGATGTACAACGCCTGGCCGTTTGCCCGCTTTCATTTCTTTAATGAACTCGTTCCACGGATTATCCTCACCATTATGTGATGAGATAAAACGCATCCTACAGCCCCACATCATCAAGGCCCCGGCTGCTTTCAATAGACCTGCAAAGTCAGGATGAAACGCGCATTCATCAAAGGTGAAAATTTCGTTGGGGCGACCTTTAGAGCGTAAATTGGCAGGGCGGCTACTTAATGAGGTTTGTGTGTGACCACTTTTGTAACGGATTTTGTGGCGTAAAATATCCTTTTCGCCATCATTAAAAATGTCTTCTTCAACATCTGAGCAAGGCAGTTGGTAAACCTCTCTTGCCCACCATGCCGCGTCCTCAATATAAGCTTGGGACATATCTTTGTCCTGTCCCATATACCAAGCACTGCCACCATTCACTGCTGAACAATGCAACGCATCACTGCCCGCCTGTGACCAACTCACACCAACACGTCGTGACTTTTCAATTGCCGCAATTTGGCTTGACTCACTTAGCCATGCCTGTTGATAAGGCAACAATAAATCGTCAGCGCAAAAATTAGTCATTTAATTTCAGGATTCGTTTTTTGATGGCATTAATAGTGTCATCAGAGATGCCGCCCACTTTGCGTGCAATGCTTTCCACCGCATCCGCTGTTGCTTTTATACGGTTTTCCAGTTCTGTACGTGCTGACTGTAAGTTTTTAGCGGCAACACTGGCTTCCATTTGCACGCCTGCCAATTTGAAAAAGACTTTCAGGCGCTGATCAGGAGTGAGTTTATCTAAGTCAATCTCACTGATTCTTAGCTTGGCGAGGATTTCTTGGCTATGGTCATGCAGCATTGCGATATTAGACAAACCAATGTCGTGGGCTTTATCACCTAATGCCGTTAGTAGGGCTGTTGTGCCTTCTTGACGTGCCTTGATTGATGCTGCGCGGTCTTTTAAATATTTATTAATGTCACCGACAGTTGAGCGCGGAATATCATGACCACGTTCTTTCAAGGCTGCGGTTAAACCATCAATATCAGACCACGCATTCCCCGCTTGTCGCTGTGTTAGCCACTCTTTTACCGGTTCAGGCAAGCTGTCAAAAGTGTTGGGCTTTGGCATTAATCCCGATCCACACCGTCTAGCGTTTCGCCGTAACCACGCAGGTAATCAATGCCTTTTGAGGTTATTTTGCAGCCCCAATACTCACGTATGCTCACACTCGTTGCTTCGTATTCAGCTAAGCCATGCCCTTTTAGATACTCGACAATGCAACGAATATCTGTTTGTGACCACGGCTGAAAAATTGCGAAATGTTCTTTTAAACCATCTTGCAATTTGTCATCGCCAGTGGGGTATGGAAAAGTCATCTTTAGGGCTTTTAACACAGCACCTGCACGCTGAGCTTCACGTCGATTCTCTTTATCTCGCATTGTTTCCATTATGTATGCCCTTGCAATTTTGGAATTCTTTTAAAAAGGAAATTTGAGTTTCTGACTGTGTTTGAATCATGCGTTCCTGTTTCTCTGCCAATACATGAAATCGAGTTAATACCTCTTTAACATCGGCATGTGTCACATAATCCTTTGCTAATGTAACCCTCAACTCTGTCACGGTCTGTTCTAAAGAAGAAACACGCTGGCCTAAACCGTTCATGTCATGGGTTTGCCGTGAGCTTGTATTCTCTAGGCGTTCGCTGTGCTTTTGGTCGTATTGAGCAAGTGCTTCGCTTAGAGCTTTAATACTGACATCTGTATGTGCTTTTAGCGTTCTATACAGAAATGTAGCGAGTGGGATGATGGCAACTGACAACCAGAACTGAATTTGACTTTGAACTTCAGGGGAGAACATTTAACCCCCACTATCGGAAGCGGCATCGCTGTTTAATTGAATGTTGACCTCTGCACCAGCATTGCGGAAAGCAGCCAGCACAATATCGTCAATTTGTGCGAGTTCTGATTCATCAATCACCCCGTCTTTGCTTGCTTCTTTCCACCAGTTAACCAATTGGTTGACTAGCGAATACAGCAATAACATCCACATGGTGAAAGTGATTTTTTGAGGGTTTGGGGTTTCTTC